ACATATACAACAGATTTCTTCTTGCCGTAAGATGTTTCACCTTTGGCTATTCTGCGTGGCTTGTTTAGAGTTACAGTTCTACCTTGGTATTTTGCCATTATCGATTAACTCCTAAATTACTTGGACTTAGTATGCCATCTTCTACATCTTCAGATCCTCTAAGATATTTAAGTTCTACAGGTATAGTTGACCTACCACTTTCAATACCTTCAATGATCCTGTGATTGCCTTCAACCACAAATGGTACGCCATCTTCACGCACATGGATAAGAATTGGAGATGCCTCGTAGCCACCCTCTGCAATACTTTCCCTGAGATCTTTTATTTTTCTTGCGTCAGGTCTAAAGCTCTCTTCGCCCATTGAGCCTCTAACATCAGCAAGCATCTTTGGGTCAAGTGCTATTGGCTTACTAAAGTATCCAGTTATACCATCTGAGTTACCTAAGTTTGCCCTATATGTATTTGGAGGCGCATTCTCTTTTGAGCGTTCAGCAAATCTTATTTTGCTTGCAAGCCAATCTTCGTTTGGATTGTCCACTTTCAGTGTGGGTTGTGCATCTTTAGCAATTTGTATTGTAATCGCGTTAGCTTCACGAGGATCTATAACACCTGAACGAGCGGCACTTTCTAATGTAGCTTGAATAGCTTCATCAGAAGCAGATGCAATATCATCTGTGTCTATTCCAATTTTCTTTGCAATGTCAGCAAGTTTTTGGTTGGACTTAACATTAAGACCAAATAACTCACGACCCAAAGACATAGCTAATTTACTTAGGGAGCCAAACACTACTTCTTAGCCACCTTCTTAGCTGTAGCCGATAGATCCTTCATGTGGACTAGAAACTTGCTAGAAGCGGTGTGACGCGCCCCAGACATGACCTTGCCGTTGGTTTTGTGAGTAGCACCCTTATATTCTTTGCCATTCTTAAAATAATGTTTAATACCTTTAGCCATTATACTTTCCTCTTCTTTGGTTTTTTCCAACTTATACGTTTCGCGGATGTCTTATTCTTAGTGGCTATCTTACCAGCCTTACTTTTGCATTGTGACATAGTTGGTCTACATGCAGGATAACCTCGTTTAGTTTTTGTTCTAGACTTACGACCACATGGCTTGCCTGTCTTGCAGTCAACCCAACCTTTGCCATCGTTCTGAGAGAACCAAGTCTTTAAACTGTTACTACTTTTTTTTGGCACTTTTATTACCCCAATTTTTTGCGCCTACCTTGCGACATTTAACTAAAGCACCTGACCCATAAGCAGAAGGCCATGTACCACCATTACGTGTATATCTGCCTTTTACTTTTCTGTAACAAGCGTCCCTCTTTGCTTTTTTCTTTGCAGGCATTTTAAAATCCTTTTGGCATTCTATCTATTGTAAGGGTATCCACGTTTTGTATTGTCTGTTTGATATAGGTACTCGTTAATAACATCTGATAGTTTTTTTGTAGCAGGCTGAGTCGCTTGTGACAATTCCATTGCCCTAATATTTCTGTGTTCTGGAGGTATAACACCATCTACTTTTCTACCTTCGATAAAATCTTGGAAGAACATACTTACAGGGACATCTCTAAAGTTACCTTTTTCATCTGCCATTCTGTAGACAGGTGTATTAGAAACTTTCTTTAATCCTGCTGGATAAGTTGTGTGATTAGACACAGGATCTACAGGTGCATTATAGTCAATCTTAGAAATCATTCGCCCAGCCGCATCTCCAGAACCCATTCCAAGCATATCAGCTTTTGAAACAGCCGCCCTTACTGACGCTTGATCAGGGAATCCTAATTTCATACTTCTTGGCAATGCCATTTCTTCTGAGAATGCTTTTCTCGCTTCACCACTGTTAGGTTGCCTAAAGAAATTTCTAACAGCATCAATATCTGATGCTTTTAAGTTATTAAGGCCAGGCCAGTTTGGTACACGTTTTCTTAAATTTTCATCAAATTCTTTAGCCGCTTTATTTGTTATCTTCATATTAGGCAACATATTCAAAGTAACATCTGAAACCATTGTAGAGAAGTTTACGTTGTCACCAGCCGCATTAAAGTAAACGCCATATACTGGAGATCCTTCTTCTAATATTTCACCTGTCTTTGGATCTGTTACTTGACCAGAGATTTTTTTTGCTTTTGAAATTTGTTTATTTAATATTGCAGGATCGCTTCCCCACATTCTATTATCTAATACATTCTCAGCTTCTGTGGCATATTCATAGCCACCTTCTCGCGGTACAGGATTAATCAAAGGTATATCGTTAACGCTTAAAACAGATCCAGTGCCACTTGCCCTATCGCCTTTGATGGACATAAACTTAGCACCTTCTTCGATTGCCTTCTCTAAATTAAAAGGCTCTGGATTAGTTTGGATTCTTGTAGATATATCAATCTCTGCACCCATTTCTTCTAATGGAACTGTACCTCTTGGCACTTTGGTGCGACCAATTACAGTATCTTCCATATAACCACCTTTTGTTAAGGCACTACCTCTACTTTTGTTTTTAAGGTAATTTGTTATAATTTGGTTTGTTGTATCGTCATCTGAATATCTCAGACCTTCCCTAACAACATTGCCACCAACTTCTGCAAGTATTTGTTCATATGACTTATAAACGCCATTACCAATATCAACAGCACCTTCAATGCCTAATTTAGCAATTTTCTGGAGTGCTGTTAATATACCCATTACTTCTTGGCTTTCTTCTTTTTCTTACGTTTTGCAACAGCCTTTAAATCAGCACCAGTAATCTTTTTTGGATTACCTGCAACCGCCGCTAACTTTTTTTGCTTTGGAGAATACTTATTGTATGGCATGTTAGCCTCCTAGAAGTTTGTTGATCATATCATGGACATTGCCACCATCGAGTTTCATAACTTTTACTTTGACATCTTTGCCATCTGGCATTTCCATCATTTCTTCGTCATCTTCGTACATCATTTCTTCTTCATCTTCGTCGTATTCGTCGCCAAGTACATGCTCTTGGTGACACAACAATAAGAAGTTAACAAGTTGCTCATCTGATAAATCTAAGCCATCAGTGTCATGTGGGAAGCCCATTTTCTCTTCAAAGAGAATTGCATTGTCTTCCATATTTCCGATATTTACTTCAGCCATTTTAGCCTCCTATTTTACTTGATTCATGCCAGGGAAGTTGCCAGCTTGTATTTCACGTTGACTTGCATCAAACGCTTCTCGCTGTTGTTCTTGAAGTTTTTGATTGAAATCTCGCATACGCATTTCTTCCATCTCAGCTTCAGTCATAGCCGCGCCAGTCTGCATTCCCATATCAGGCATTGCACCCACAACACTTGCAAACATCTCACGTTGGCGATCAGTAAGTGCGCCACCATTTTGGATCATCTTGCCAAGATCCATTAATTCTGTTGCAGATGCTTCATCCATGTCATTCGGATTAATGCTTTGCAGAAATTGTTTCAGCAGTTGAAAGTCAGGGTTTTCTTCGATGTTTGGCATAACTGCCTCCTTTTTTATGTTTTAATTTAAACTAGCTAAATATTCTTCGTATGCTCTATCTTGTGCTTTACCAAAACTACCAGAACCAACAGAACCAAAATATGGGCTATCATACATATCTGTAGTACCTACACTATTAGCTTCATCATTTATAAAGTTTTTGTATATGTCAGAGTCATAAAAACCTTGATTTATTTCAGGTATTAACTCATTATTAAATTCACCTTTTTTATCAGTGCCTTCTGGCATTCTCGTGCTATCTTGGTCTTCATCGATTCTTGCGTTAGCTAAATATTTTGCGTCAATGTATTTTCCGTCTGGAGTTTTATACATTACTGTACCATCATCTAATGTTTCTTTAGATAACAATTCATCAATTCTTATTCCAGATGCGTATCTACGCAACCAATCTGGCATACCTACGCCTGAACCACCTTTGTAGTATCTACTGAATATATCATTAGCAACGTCACTTCTTGATCTATCGTTCATAGTTGTATTGTTATCGTCTGATCCACTCATACGAGCTTCTCTTGCTTGAGAGAAAATAGATGTAGAGTTTTGATCAATTCTGTCGTTTGAATTGCTTCTAGAGATACTTGGATCATAGTTTACAGTAGATGTACCATCGTTGTATCCAACATACTCACCTTTATCGTTGTATATTGGAGTAGCTCCAGCTTGTAACGCGGCAGTCTGTTCAGCTATAACTGACCTTCGACCTTCAATGCCACCCTCCAACATCTTCTCACCTAAGTAGCCACCTATTAACGGAACAGTCATACCTGGCAAGAATGATGTAAAGTATGCTAAATCACTTGGCGGTACATCTCTTTGCATTATTTGATTTGCTATTGCCGCATTAGCCGCACCTGTATCCATACCAGTTGTATCAACTTGTAAGTTGTTGCTGAAGTCATCAGATACGCCGTAAACGTAGTCTGGATTTTTACCTTCAGCATCATAAGTGTAGCCACCGCCTTCTAGTGATTTACCAGTCGTAGTATCAACCAACTGACCATTTACATAAGCGGCTCTATCACCAGGCGTTAGTAGATTTGCCATTGTCTCTCTTGTTGAGTTTTGTATTGCTCCTGCACCAAGCCCACCGAATCCTTCAATGTTATTTTTTTGATTATCAAAAGTACCACGGATTGGATTACCAGTAGATGTCATTCCACCAGCTCTTATTGGTTGACCTGTAGCATCATCTACAAGCTGACCGCGAACGTATGAAGCTCCATCACTAGGAGTAAAGAAATTAGCCATTTCCTCGCCTTGCGAGTTGTATACATTCTCAAGGCCAGTGTAATTTGCTGTCGTCGTCGCAAACTGAGGAGCGTTTCCTGACGCAACCGACGACAATGCGCCTACTTGCTCACCTCCAACTACAGGTTCAGCATTTCTTAATCCATATTGATCTGCGAATGAATCACTTGCACCAAAACTACCTGTCTTTAAAAACTCTAATAAATCTCCATCATTTGCAGATCCTTTTGAAAGGGCAAAGTCACTGCCTTCGTCAAATGACGCTTGACCTATTTTTCTAAATCTTTCCCTATCTTGTTGATTGCCATAACCAATTTCAGTTGCACTAATGACATCTTGACCAATATTATTCATTGTTTCTGGTGCGCCAGTGTATGTTCTGGTTTGGTAACCTTGGCCACTGTCTTTAAATTCAAATCCATCACCAGCGTAAACACCATATCTACTAACTTGACCAAGTGCGCCTTTGTCACTTTCCATAGATAATGGATCGATACTTAAATTTTCTGGACGAATTTGTGGAGTTTGTGATGATTTGTTAAGTGAATCAATATATCTTCTACTTTTATCGTAATCATCTTGTTGAAGCTGTAATGTTTTAGCATTACCACCTGTATTGTCTTGTTGCATATAAACAGGAGGTGGAACTTCAAACACTGGCAAAGTTCCATATGTACTAGGGTTAGGACTAACATTTGCAGGTACTGGAGTACGATCTCGTCTATCTCTCGATGTATTTACTACTGTTGGAGGAGGAGGAGTATATACTGGCTTTGGCGCAGAGAAAGTTGCCGCCGCACCTTTTTTATCTGCCCTTGATCCTCCGCCACTACTCGCCGCTCCAGAACTAGATCCACCTGATCCTCCGCCACCGAAGCACATAAAAACTGGATTCTTTGAAAATAAATTACTGATCATAATTCTACGCTCTCATAGGTGGTTGATTTGGTTGCCCCGACATAGGTGGCTGTTGTGCTTGTGGCATTGCGCTTGCAAATGCGCCTAACGCACCTACATCTCCGCCGCCTGCCATTCGACGCTTAATCTCCATTACTTTATCAACCAGATACTTATTCATGTCAATTGGTTGCTGACCCCCACCTTGGGAGGGTAGTGGGGGCGCACCTTGTGGTCTTTCTTGCGGTAAACCGCCAAAGGCCGCAGGATTAATTGGTGGCAAGTTATACTGTGGGGGGTACATTTTTCATTGCCTCCATTTGAATTTTAGCATTATTTTTTTCTCGCTCTAGTTGCAGATCTGCCTCCAACTTAGTGATCTTGGCTTGCATGTCAGCTTGTGCTTTTGCCATTTCGATCTCCATGTCTTGTCGCGCTTCAGCTTGCTTGATCTCGATATTAGATTTCGCTTTAGCTTGGTCTGCTTGGATTTGTGCTTGCGTTCTAGCTTTGAGTGCTTCGGTTTCAAGTTTAGCAAGTTCCTGTGCATATTGCAGTGGATTGCCTTGCTGACCTTGTTGTCCGCCCATCATGCCTTTCATTGCCTCGATTTGTTTCATCTGAGGTGATGCCTTCACAACTTCAGCCGCACGTTGACTGATTAGACGATCCATCTCTGGATCTACTGCCTCAAACTTAAACTTAGGATCTTTAAAGTCTGGCAACATCGGCATAGGCATATTGATACTTGCCTCCATGCGTTGACGATAGAGAAGCGCAATGTGTTCTGCAATATGTGCGATTAACACAGGTTGCATAGCTTTAGCCCCAGGATTTCCTGCTAATGACGGATCTTGCAAGAACTGCATGTGAACCGCAATGTGTGCATCGTGATCTTGCTCTGGGAATGCACGAATACCTTTGCCGTACAATACGCTCATATTCTCGTCAATTGGATCCATTTGCACAGCCTCTTCTGGCTTCTGCAATATTTGATCTATGTTTGGAATCCGAAGTGCTTCGTACATACGTTTGTATGCCTCGTACAAATCATGGAATTGTGGAGCGGATCGTGACATCTCCAGAACAGCTTGTGCCTGTGCAATTCGCTGTGCTGTTGAGAATATGTTTGGATCACTAACTGGTATGATATCAATTCGATCATCAAAGTCAGTTCGATAGATAGTATCATCTGCTCCAGCTTGTGAGAAACTAAACTCGTCAGGTAGATTTTCAGCATTTAACTGCGCTAACAATTTAAATTCTTGACCTTGTGCGTAATGCAATCGCTTGTGTATCGCACTGAATGCCTTCGATCCTTGCTCGATCAACGCAACAGTTGAGCCAACAGGTGCATTCGGATTTACATCTCCGACATTTAAATCTGCCGTACTTGCAAATCTCTGCCCAGCGTCAACCATAAAGCCTAGCAAATTAAACAGAGATCCACTTGGCTCTTTAAACGGCAATGGCATAATAGCTTTGTTGATGTCATCAACTGTACTGTCGATATCATTAAACTCGCCTGGACTAATCTGCATGTCGCCACCTTGGACACGACCACGTAATTTAAATCCACCTTGCATATTGCTGAATGCGGCACTGTCTAGCAATGCACGTAAAGATCCAGTTGCCGCTTTACCCAAACCACCAATCATGTGGTACAAGCCAAAGCCATAGAACCCTAAACCTGGTAAGAATTTGTATGACACAAACCAATCACGGCGTTGTCTCATCTCATCTTCTTGTTTCCAATTGCGTCTAATGCTCACAACATTTTGATTCTCGTAATCAATTGTGATGACATATGGCAATGCAACTGCATTGTCTTCTGATTCGCCATCAACCATTTCTTCGCCATCGAATCCGTCAAACAAATCGTAGACGTGCATTTCGAGTAATGTCATTACATCATCGTTGCTATCATCGTACTCATCAACGCCTTCGATCTCACCGATTACATCACCTGATGGGTCAATCGTATCTCCGCCAGCATACTTCGTCGGTAGGTAATATCCGTTCTGCACGTAACGATTGAAGTCGTTCTTTGGCATACGAATAATATGCGTGTAACGTGGTGAGGTGTATAAGTCTTTACTTTCTGGGGCGACCACAAAGTCTTCAGCTTTAACAAAGTCACTGCACTGGCGATCCATGTTTACGTTCCACCAAACCTTCTTAAAGGTATGACCGATTAACGGAAGGTGGAATAGCATCTGATCTAAGTCAGGGAAATACTCAGGCATTTCTTGAGTAATTTGGTAATTCATAAACTCACGAACACGACGACCTTGCTCTTCTAGCTCTTCGTCTGGGTTGCCTATGATTACAGATTTAACTGGCCCACCTGATGGGTAAAGTTCTGCAATCGCCTTCGCATTAAATTGAGTTGCCGCTTCTGCGATTAACGGATGCACTACAACTGAAAGTCCGCGTGTGCCACGTTCATCTTCGCCTTCGTCAAGTCCGCCATCTGGATCTAATGTCTTCAATCCTTCTTTGTAGCGTTCCTTCCACTCTGACCGAGCTTCCTCATCATTTTCGTAATAACCTACAAGTTCTTGCGCTTTTCGTGCGAGATCTCGTTCATCCATCTGTTCAGCTAAGTTGGAATCAAATTCTGCGGCATCTGCCTCGTCCATCGCATCTAATTCTGGGTCACCAATCAGAACATCGCCATCTGCAAGCTCCTCGATCATTAACTCATCACTAGGTGCGCCTTCAGCAAATGGTATAATATTTGGGTCAGCCATAGAGGGTAATCCTTTGTTTTTCTATTGGCTCGTCGTCTTCAGGGTCTTCACTGTGTCCAACAAACCATCCTTTTCGTAAACGCAACCAAGCCTGTGTACACGTATCAACAACGTCATCGTTGGGGTGTGCAGGGAAAGCCGCGCATATGTCTATTAAATCTTTAGCCCATTTTCGATCAGAAGGGTAGTAAATTCTTCCATCTTCTAAAAGTGCGCTTGATGCGTGCGCTCTCGCTTCCTTATCTCGATCAGGAGAATAAGCTAAAACTGGTATTCCAGCCATGCGTAGATCTTGCAGTAGAGACTGGCCTGACGCCTTCTTCTCGATCAATACAGCGTCTGGCTCCCAATCTTCGTAAGACTCTTGTGCAATTTTTCGTAAATCTGGGTAGCTCACCTTATCGTACCAAGCCTCCAAGACAATCGCACACATTGCGCCTTTGTGCTTAAATACACCCCAAGTTGTTCTGGCACTAAAGCTAGAGCTTTCCTTGGCTTCAAATGCAGTATCCCATGACTGAAGAACATATTCGATCTCTGGCAAGTCTGTCTTTTCCCAAGGAACCCACCACGATGCTCTCAGGATACCACCACCTTTTGGCGATGGCCTTTGCTGTAACTGACCAGCAGATGCATATGATCCAAGAGATCGCTCCAGAGTTGATAAAGTTTTCTCGTCAATTCTTTCAGGCCATAGCAACTCACCTTCCTTTGTTCTTGGATCAGTAAACCCAAGTGACGATTTCATTGGATTCGGCGCACCTATTTCATAACGAGCAGGCAACATTAGGTGATCCCACTCATCACCAAGTTGATTTGCCAAGACGTGACCTGTTAAATCCTGTTCGTGTAACCTCTGCATAATAATTATAAACGCACCAGTCTGGGGATCGTTTAGTCGTGTCTGCATGGCTTGATCCCACCAATCAAGTACACCTTCACGCACTTTAGAGCTATCTGCCTCTACAGAGTTGTGTGGATCATCAATGCAGATGATGTCACCACCATCACCAGTTAACGCACCACCGACTGACGTTGCGATTCGATAGCCTGTCTTATCGTTCTCAAATCTCTGCTTTTGGTTCTGATCGTCGGTCAAATTAAACTTATCGCCAAAGTGCGCCTGATACCACGGACTGTCGATTAGCCTTCTACACTTCGTACTATCCCTGATCGACAAGGAACTTGCGTAAGATGCGTAGAGAAACTTTTTGTGAGGTTGGTGCGCCCAAGTCCAAGCTGGCAGAGCAACAGCCACGCTGATTGACTTCATGTGTCGAGGTGGCACGTTAATGATCAGACGTTTGATGTCGCCCTCGACTACAGCTTGCAAGTGATCCGAGACTGCATCGATGTGCCAGTTGTTTTTAAATGGAACGCCAGGTTCAATCGTAGGCCAACTAGCCTTCGTAAATTCCCTCAATGATCTGCGATACTTCTCCGCTCTCACCTGTTCCAACGTCAATCCTGCTAAATGCGTCCTCAATTGATTTGAGCTGATCATCTGGTATCCTTGTTAAATCTATGACGTGTTTCTGTTCGACAGTGGTTGCAACCTCTTGCTTGTCCACCCACCCAGCTCTGTTCTTCAGGAAGAATATCATCGCTGTATTGTCTCTATCAATCGTGGCCTTTTCAAAGAGAGCGTTAGTCACGGCATCTATGCCACGAGCCTGACCTCTTTTTATAGCATCCGAAAAGTCTGAATTTTGATCCTGATAAAGAAAGAATGTTGCCCTTGAAATGCCTAGCATTCCAGCCGCCTGTTCTTTCGTTAATCCCTTGGTCATAAGATTTTCTACGTTAAGCAAAACTTCATCGGTAATATCGAACTTCGGTCTACCGATTAATTTTTTAGTTTTGACATCTGACATAGTGTTGACCTTTCTTTTCAGTGGTTAGCTGTATTTAACGAAATATAGCCTAACTCTTAAAAAAAGAAAAGGATCAGATACAAATCTCTTATTGTCACCTTATTGTCACCTTATTGTCATATACCGATCTGCCAATAAGAACTAAGCCTATACTACTTATTTATATAGTTATATTATATATATATTATTATTATTATTCTTATTGTCATATTGTCATACCCCCCCCTTCTCCCCCACATATATAGGTAGGGGGGGTAGTAAAAATATGGGGGGATCTATTAGGGGGTATCTGCCAAATATGCCAAATATGCCAAAAATCACTTTCGCCCTTATTTTGTTGATAAAAACGCAAAAATTTAATATGCCAATAAGATGACAATAAAACTGCCAATAAGAAAAAACGTGAGAAAGGAACAAATATGAGTACAGTTTACATTGTAACAAGACCCAGAGAAAATAAGTTTGGGTGGACTCCAGATTTATCTGACGCCACGAAGTATGGTAAGTTACAGGTTGTCTTTGAGCCTGAAGAGAAACCCCAATTTAATCCGAGCCGAGCTATAAACATTGCGAGAGTTATCCTTCAGTCGTTTAGTGAAGATGACTATCTACTGTGGGCTGGTGGAGGAGATCCAGTAGCTGTGATGATTGCATGTATGGTAGCCTCTGAAAGCTGTGATATTGTGAACGTCCTCAGATGGGAGCGAAACTTCAACGAGGGTGAGCGAGATCGCCGTAAGGGTTGGTACTTACCAGTTAAGATGGATATGTCTTAAACTTTTTTTATTTTTATTCACTTTACCTATTGCTATACTAAATACAGTATGCTATATAATGTGTATAGATAGAGAAAAGGAATAAAAAAATGACTAATTACACAGATCTTGAAATGAATGTTCTTAACATCTTAGCTAACAACCATAAAAAGTATGGTGATATTGATGGTAATTGGCAATCTGAAAATGGCACATCTGCTCATAATGATACTTGGGAAATGACAATTGATGGCACTAGAGAGTATCCAACTATTTTCACAAAATATAATTTAGACCCAAAAGTATATAGGGGTGTTATCTCTAGTTTAATCAAAAAAGAAGCTATTGATATGGATGAATATGACGGCGTAGCAACAACAACCAAGGGTCATCATATTGACGTGGATATGGTTGCAATAGCCATCACTGAAAAAGCATACAATGAGGTGGTATCATGAACGATTACTTAGCACATTGGCAGAAAAAAGACGGCACTCCTAACTTGCGAACAGCGTATGGTCAAAAGATACAACGCCGAATGGATGAAACAATTAGAAAAGAATTGGAAATTGTTCAGAGGGCGCAAGCGAATATTGATCGTCTGGTAAAGGGTGGTGGCAGATTGCCACCAGTTGCCCCTAAAGAAACATCGGAAACTCTGATTAATGAATTGGAGAAGTGGCGTTTAGCACAAGGCTTCAAGTCAATGTGCGCTATGGAATTGATTTATGAGTATGAGCTTACACCAAAGCAATCTACTTGGATCGTAAACTTTATGAAGCGTTGGGACAATCTCGACAAAATTTAGAAAGGAGATGACTATGGAAACTTTTAAATTTGAAATCACAATTGAGGTTGGACAAGATATGTATGGCGACAGTGAAGGCCAACCCACATTTCACGAAACCAAAGAGTGGTTAAAAAACATGATCTCATGGAACCACCCACATGATGCCAGAAGGTATTTTAATGACGTCAAAATTGTATCTAAAAGAAAAAAGGTGGCGTAATGGATAACGTAATATTTTTAAATTCTAATTACTCACAAGGGTATAAATGCGCGAAAGAAGAAGTCGCATCTGGAGAAATTTACTGCATAGAAAGTTCACTGATGTTGTTTGTACAAGATCCAGCAGACAATGATTTTCAACGTGGTTTTGAACAAGGCTTAAAAAGCCTAATTAAAAAGGAGAATAAAAATGGGTTATAAATATTGGACTGCCGCCGAAGATGCGGAATTGGTGTTGATGCGAGAAGCAAAAGTGCCAACAAAAATAATTGCAAGGGACTTAAAGCGTTCACCTTCATCTGTAATCAATCGCATACACCAAAAGGATTTACCATATGGCAAGCCAAGTGTTATCGATCAGATAGCATCCGTTGGCGTTGCATTTGGTGAGCCTGACACAGTTCAAAAAGAACAAGAGAAGCAAGCAAGTGAAATGCAATCTCTTAGAAATGCGCTTGAGGAAATGGAAGAAGACATCAAGCCAAGCAATTGGTTTCCAAGACTGAAGCGTTGGTTGGGATTTTAAAATGGAACCAATAAAAAAATTGTCATCTAGTTACTGCCCTCACTGTCGTAGTACAAAACTAGCGGCAAAGGATTCTAGGGCGCATTCTGCCTTTGGATTTCTAACTACCAAACGTCGAAAGGTTTGCCCTAAGTGTGACTATAGGGTAACGACAATCGAACTGCCATTAAATCTGGCAGAAGAAATATTTCAAGAAATTTAGAAAGGAATGAATATGATTATTAAGAGATGGAAATTCAAGGGGTTCAATAACATAACCTTTACCAATGACTTCCCTGACTGGGTTAAAATTAACTCAGGCAAAAGGTTAGGCCACAAGAGTTTGTGGATATACACACAGTCAGGTGAAGTGCCTATCGACAGTGGTAAGTGGGTATCAATTAATTTGCGTGGTCACATTGATGTACATGATAAGAAGCCACAGCTCCTATTCAATGTTGGACTGACAAAAGAAATTTTCTCTGGATTACTGTTGGTTGCCACAATTTTAATTGTAGTTGTAGGATTGATGGTTTTGTGATAAGGAGAGTTTAACTGCTCGACTAGGATTTATTCCTGTATCCCTGTCTTACTTTACTGACCCACTTCGGTGGGTCTTTTTTTATTGCTTTAGACATCGTCAAACTTTATAGTTGTGCAGTAAGGTGGTTAAATGAAATCAGTTTTATCGGGCATGTTAATATCAGATCTCACCACAGGTTATCTCGCTACTAAATGCGCTAACATTTTAAGAATATAACCGCCACCTTACACGACTACTTCCCTAAATTAATTGGTCTTAGTTTTGGCATGAGAGTGCTAGACGATATCTTATCTGTCTCTATACACTGACCCATGCTATCCATATCCTCATATGGTTTGTATGCTTCTGGCAGTGCATTGCCACACTCATACGCAGTTCTATACAAAGTTTTCTTTTGGATCTCTGCGCCATCTATTACATATGTCAGGACAAGCATTGTGTAGAAGGTCATAACTCTTCCTCATGTTTTTGGAACCTACCATTGGCATCAAGTGGAGGCATCTTCGTTCTCTTTCTTTTACTTGCAAGTTCGCCACCACACGCCATGTACCCAGCTCCATCCACCCAATTGTCAGGGTGTTTTGGATTTGATTTGATTCGTGCAACTTTCAGGAGGTTCATCATAACACCTACATCATGTGGCTTTACATCTACACCTAAGTAAGTTGACCAGAAGTCTGCAATCATCTTGAAGTTGTCCTCCATGTCACCATGATCAGACGCCCTATCTTTCGTTACATATTCCTTGGCAGTGTCAAGGATGTCACCTCGCGTTGCTTCTTTTGTATTTTTGCTCGTAGCCCATTTAGCCATTTTGTTCTTCCTTTCTTAATTTATTGGTGGTGAGAAGTAAGCAAACTTTGGCCTACCTTTCCCACTTTCGTTTTGATTTCTACACTCAATACCTCTGTCAGTTTGCAGTGCATCGAGAATGTCAGCACGCTTTCGCCTATCCATATTTGCAAAAGTTGATACGCTTCTGGCTAACTCACGTTCAGTTAATCCAGTTAACCCAGCCTTTTCTATTCGTGCGTAGACTGCCTTACATGCCGCCTCAAATGGGCCTTCTGACATATTAGACCTGAACATCTCGATAGTTTGGATTGCGTAGTGATTAACATAATCAATAGACCACTGCATTGCATCTGCACTTATTTCATCCTGACCCATTGACCGAGCAATGATCAGAGACAAACGCATGGCAATCTCGCGTGATCGATTATACATAGCCTCCAGACCTGTACCTGTTTCCTTCTTAATCGCGTTAACCAATCTCTGCTCGTACTCACGCAGAAGATCTTCAGCTTCCTGAGTAAATGCAACTTCTAGTGGATGGGGTGGCATGTCATGGCTGTTGCCAGTATCTAAGTCACCTTCATTTGCATTGGCATGATCTTTTGCCCAAGTAGCCAGTCGATCAGATATTGTTGATCTACGTTTCTTCTGGGACATCTGCACACCAATTTCAGACTTCACAATTATAAAACGATTGAGCAATCCAGATGCAACATCACCTCCACCAATAGCTTGCATAAACTCTGATGGTGTAGACATTCCAACCAATGTGAGGGATGGACGTTTCACAACCTTCTCCAACTTCTCTGCGTCTGCCGATTTCATTGTGTTGGTTGCGTAACCTTGTTGCCTTAAAGTTCCATCTTGGCGTCCAAAGCATTCCATGATTGCAGTTATTGCGTCAGCTTTATGTTGCATACCCTTTGCAGATGCCGCCTTTAACTGTCGCCCAAGTTCATCAATTACAGATACATGCGTTGGCTTTTTTGTTAGCGTAGATAAAACACCTGCACTCGAAGTATATCCAGCAGGCCCTATTAAGTCTTCTAACCCAGACTGCTCAAGTAATTCTTCTATGACAGTTTTCGTGTGTTCCTTACCAGATCCAGTCTCACCAATATTTAAGAAGTATAAGCTAGAGAAGTTTCTCTGATCAGTAACCCACCGACGACCCATTGAAACTGAACCAAATGCAATTGCACATTGCACAGCAAATTGAGGTTGGGGTTTGATTGCAGATACAGTGTAGTAATTTACAACATCCTGAAGAACCCCAGGCACACTTAGTAAATGTTCAGGTATTCTACCTATTTCTGTTGTCTCCTGAGAATAGCCTCCTATTTTCGGGGTAGTCATAATATTCTTGGCGACTCGTGCGCCATGCTCGATTGCTTCCTTGTCTAAATCATACTCTGCGTCTTGTGTTACGTTTAATATTTGAGCGGCTTCTTTGACCGCCTTCTGTACATTACCCATGTGTTCGAACTGTAACCACAATTCAAATGCATCAAATGTATGGGCATTATCAAATGGATCGGATGCGTGGTGGCTGTAGGCTCTGCCATCATCAAATAGTTTAACACCAGCTAATCCTGACGTGCTGTTGGGAGATAGGTATCTACTTTTAGACGTTGGCTTGTATCCATACTGAACCATCAAAGTGTGCATGTCATGTGCATCATTGAATGCATCTATAACTGAAGTGCTATCACTTTTAGGTCTTGGCTTTCGTGTTGGCTGAAACTCTGCCTTCTTTTTCCAAGGGCAAATGTCCTGAAGCTGTGGACGAAACTTATCCCACTCACGCCACAATGTTAAAATTTGTGGTGGTAATTCTGGGATGCCATCGAAGATTGATCTCCCTGCCCATTCATATGGGCGACCTGTATCTGGATGGATACTTGGCGGAAGTACATCCTGAACAGAGCCTGCGCGCAATTCAAATACCACTTCGGTTTTGCGTGGATCACCCTCGACAGGCCACGATATCTTGTGCGTGATTAAATCAGGTGGAGCTTTAAAGATCAGCTTGCCACGATTTTCACGTCCGATAATCTGTGGTGCAGATTGCATCAACTCAGAAAAATCTATTCCCAGATGCTCAAAAATTATTTTTGTATGCTCGACGTTATCTATGTCGATAGCACAAGTTCCAGATGCACCATGCAGTAATCCTACATTGTGATTTGGGTTCTGCTCATAATATAGTCTAGCCTGATCTGGATCTGACAATGCCTTCTCTGGTTGTTGCCAACCAAATCTCGTTGGCCCTTTGGAGCCAGCAGGGATTGTTACCAGATACCAACTCAGCTTTGAGCAGTAATCTTCTACCTTTAAACTCATGTTGATTCGGTCAGATATTGGCTAAGTTTCTTCCAAGTTGTTAAACTTATGTGATCAACACCATCTCCAGATGCGATCCCCTTTACAGTTGGGTGGGATAGCCCACATTTCTCAGCGACAACTGTCAGGCGTCTATCTTGTAACGCCTCACGTATATCGTCCAGTGGTAGTAGTGTTTGCATTATTTTGATCCTTTTTTGCATTATTTGTAAAAACATCTTTACATAGTGAAAATCTTTCTGTAAACAAGATTCTGTAGAGAATGAGTGAAAAAAAGAAAGAAAGGAAATTGCCATGAGCAATATCGATGGACTTGCCTCCGAGTGGCTAGAAGTAAAGGCGTTAGAAAAACAGATTATCGCACAGCGTCATGCGATAGAAGAGCAAATCAATGAGGCACTAGATGCCAAAGGTGAAGGCTCAATTACCCACACATTAGAAGAGTACAAAATTACATTGACACAGCCTGTGTCTCGTAAGGTTGATCCAATCGCGTGGGATAAAGTTAAAGATAAAATATCAAGTAACCTACACCCAGTTAAGGTAAGCATATCTGCTGATGCCGCTGGCTGTAGATATTTAGCGGAAAAAGAACCGCGCCTTTGGTCAAAAGTTTCCAAGGCATTCACAACAAAATCTGGAAAAATTGGCGTAAAAGTGGAGGCTCTGTAATGGAGCTTACTGCCAATGAATTGGTCATGCTATCTGAAGCGTTAAAGTCTGTGACGTTTATAGATGGCATGGCTAAAAGCCCAGAGCAGATCAGATTGGAACGTAAACTTACACGTTGGTCTGATCATGAAAATCTAATTTTTGTAGAAGGAGAAAATAATGGAAGAAATAAATAAAATATTAGACGAGGTATTTGCCCTCGTATTTAAGGAGGATTGGTAATGGCTATAAACTTAAAATCACTATCCAAGCCATCAGGTCAGCGACCAATAATCGCCACCTTGTTTGGTGAAGGCGGAATGGGTAAAACTACTCTAGCCGCTATGTTCCCAAAGCCAGTCTTTATCAGAACTGAAGATGGAACGGCATCGCTTATGGGAAATGAAAACGTCAGCCTGTTTCCATTGGCTACATCATCAAATGATGTCTTAGATGCAATTGAGGTTCTGGCTACAGACAAACATGAGTTTAAGACATTGGTGATCGATAGCATAACGCAGTTGGCAACAATGATCGAAAGCGAAATTGTAGCGGCTGATCCTAAAGCTAAATCTATAAACCAAGCTGGGGGTGGATATGGAGCAGGGTATGGAACTGCATCTGAGAAGCACCGCCAAATCAGAGAATGGGCAGGATCTCTTGCTTATGAAACTGGAATGAATGTGGTCTTCATTGGACACGCCGACACTGAGACGTTGGACTTGCCTGATCTAGATCCATACGCAAGGTACTGTGTGAGAATGCATAAGAAGAGCATTCCACATTACACTGATAATGTTGACCTAGTTGGATTAATCCGACTGAAGACATTTACTCGCGGAGATGGCGATAAGAAACGCGCCATTTCTACAGGTGAACGTGAGATACTGTGCTTTCCACAGGCATCATCAGTCACCAAAAATCGGTTCAACATAACTGAACCACTGCCATTTACATTTGATGGCGGCAATCCATTTTCACAATTTGTAGCAGAGTAGGAGAACTCACATGGACTTAAACGGATTTAACGCATTGGAAATAGAGCCAACAACAACTAACGAACCAATCCCAGCAGATTGGTACAAGGCTGTAATTTCTAACACCGAGCAGAAGGCAACTAAAGCTGGAACTGGCTCATACCTAGAACTCACAATTGACGTGATCGAAGGATCATATCAAGGCAGAAAAATTTGGGATCGACTAAACTTACAGAACCCAAACCAAACTGCGGTTGAGATTGCACAACGTAATCTATCGAGCATTTGTCGTGCCGTTGGTGTTAACAACCCAAAGGATAGTGTTGAGTTATGTGACAAGCCACTGATGGTTAAAGTTGCAGTTAGAGCGGCTGATGGTCAGTACGATGCCACTAACGAAGTTAAGGGTTATGACGCGGCAGGTGGAGCTACGGCTACTGCATCACCTGTAGTTGCAACGGCGAGTGCATCTACACCACCTTGGAAGAAGTAACGTCTACCTCTGGATCGGCTCCGCGTGAGCCGATTTACTAGATAGATGGAGAAGACAATGAACCTTGAACAATACATGACGCCAGAAACAGTTCGCCTCATTTACGAGAAATATCAACAGAAACGAAAGAATGAGCATCGACCTCACTTGGGTGGATCTCAAATTGGCAATGAATGTAGTCGCGCACTTTGGTATCAGTTTAGGCACGCATGGACGCCAGACTTCTCTGGGAGAATACTTCGACTGTTTGAAACAGGTGATCGTGAAGAAGATCGTGTTGTATCTAA